GTTTGTAGTTTCTATACTCTTATGCGGTTGTCCTTCCCTGATCAAGTATTATCTGTACCTTCTGGTACCGGCACTACAGATCTTAATTCAGGTTGAAGGACCCTATCATTACCTTTGGTGGGACACGGTCCCTCCGTTATAGACTGGTGGTTGCACCAATTCCTTGTTATTTCCTCCATTTGAGATATAAGATCTCTGGACGATTAAAATCAACAGAATTGACGGTCACCCGGTCAAGGTATGATGAGTTAACGCACTCATATAAAAACATTCTACAAACACACCCCCGCGTCCTAAGCAGGGCCCCTAACTGGATAGCCAGGGGGACGATTGTAAGGTCGCAACAAAGTTCGAACGTGGAGTTCGTTCTTCTCAATTTGATATATTTTGTAACAGAAATTATTAAGATTATTATTATATTTGGAAAATGTGACTTAGATTCTTCATCAAGTTTCTATTCTTGACTCACGGGGCACTTCATTTTTATTTTAAACCATTTCCTCCCACCATTCACTTGGACTAGTTTCCTAGCAAGGGGGGTAGAAGGTTGGATAATTATACGTACCTACAGTGTGGAGATCTTCATGTCCACCCGGTCTTTTGACGAGGTGCGATATAGGTCTCTCTTCTTCACATATTAGAGGGCGCAGCAGGACAACGCCAGCATACTTGCCACGAGGATTTGGTCCTCCAAGTGGTGTTCGCTCCATTCTGCCCTAGTCTCAATCTCGACTAGCGCTGCTTTTCCCAATTACAACTTCCTGTAGGCTGCCTGATCCAAAGCCGAAGCTCCCATACCACCTGCATATTCTATTTTCATTGACCTGGGTTCAAAACCAGAGTCAACTTATATTATTTTGCTTAACCGCAACAAGCGGAAGGTATCATGGGGTTCGTCAAGTGTTCAACAAGCCTTACTAAGTTTATTTTCCAATATAAATCATATATATATCAAACTGTTCACCGAATCTCTTAATCAAGGGAATACAAATAAGCACTTATTCGTAGCACCGTAGAAGTCACTGTAGCACTGCTCACAGTGAATAAGAAGTAGAAGTCCGGAGACTTCACATTCATACGGTACGCGAATGCACCTTGTGTTAGCGCTGCATTGGAGAAAAGTTGCTGAATAAGCGATATTTCACCATAGGCATTGCCTAAAGGTACATTAAGTGTTATTGTTTCATTATCATCAATGTTAGTTCCATCAACCCTAAAGTTGACAAGATACTGACCTGGCTTAGTGATTTTGAAAGTATTCCCATCCCTGTAAGCACAGGGTAAACCGCCTTTGATCTGCGCACTCAAACCGAAGGGTTGAGCGGCAGATACGGTAGAATTGAAGAAGATATTGGCAGAGTTATATTCTGAGACAAGTGGTCCACCTTGAGGAGTATGTAAAGTTATATCATACGTTACATATATCTCACCCAGGTTAACGACTGCAGTACCCTGTACCGCAATCAAGAACTGACCAACGTCGTAAGTTTTAACGTCAAGGTTGGGAGCTAACGCTCCTGACCTAACGTACCTCTGAATTCCAAATTTCTTCAGATTTTGAGCTGTTGCGTTATACGCAACTCTTTGCCATGGGGCAGTCCTCACTGCTCCCTGCATCGACATAAATTCCTGCTTAGAAACAGGAAGATTGTCAGCGGCATCAAAATCAATACCTAACATGACGGTTCCAGCTTGTGTTGTAGGGCTTGTCGACTCAAAGTCAAAAGACAAGCTATTAAACACATAGGATTCGTATAGAGTCGCCAATTGAGACAACCAAGTAAAGAGCTGAAGACCCGGATTAATTTGTATGGACTGAACAGTCCACAAGTTAGCACCAGTGAGATCGAATAGATACTCCCTGTGCCTTATCCTTACTGAACCATCTCCGTTTTGAGAGGAGGTGATTTTGGGTTTTCCAGTTCTCTTCGAGGTACTCATAGAGGTTGGCGCGTGAACAGTTACACTGTTACTTTTCTTGTTTTGTTTGTTTTGTTGTTTATTATTCTGTCCAGATTTGTTCTGGCGGGCTGTAGACGACTCCGCTCTTTTGTTTTCTTTGGTAGTAATTATATCAAGGGTTAGCTTACTAGACTTTCCCCAGGGATAAGTTTAACGTCCTTCCAGGACGAGGTAGACCAAAGACGGATCCTAAGATAGGCATCACGATCGTTTACGAATAATTTCACAACACAAAACAAGATAATATATCTAACAATTAGATCATAAAATTCATAAATGGCTCTTCCAAGTAAATCCTTTCCTCGGAGACTAGTCCTTGAGGGTAGCAGACTTCAACAAACCGAAGTTTCTGGTACTCATAAGTGTCAGTCTCCTTGAGACGGAATGGGAATAACTTGGCCGGATTATACTTTTGAGGTATCCGGGTGAACCACTTTGTAGTAGCCTCCAAAATATAAGCAGAATTTGCTTCAATAAATTCCGGAACCTCGATTTCTCGAAGGTTTTCCGGTAGAGGACCTATACCACGAATCATGATCTTTTTGTTCTTGCTCTCATACCCACATACCATATTGACTTCACTGGATGTCCTAAAACCGAATAATGGTTTTGGATCTTCACTCTTAAGAGTCAACTTCGCCAACAAACGTTGGAAACGAGTAACGTGAAAAGTGATACCATCATACGTAGGAAAACCTAGACCCCCGAGTTCTCTTGGGAGGAAAAGGTTATATCTACCACGCATGGTTATCTTCTGGATATCTTCTTTGTTCCTCTTCATAAAGCGACTCATAGCGAGCGCCTTATCAGAAGCACCACCTACACTTTTGATGTAGGCGTCACAAAGATCCAATGCTTTTTCACGTACCTCACCTCGGGAACCACCTAATTTTGAGGTTCCTGAGAGTAAACCGAAGTTGCAGTACTTTACCTCAGAAATTGACCTATGTCTCGGAAAACAATCATTGACCAAAGGGTGTAAACCCCTAAGTCTATCTTGTTCCTCTTGACACTTCAAGGTCCTATCATGATAAGTAAACATCTGTGAATTGATCGTAAAGACCGACTCATGAATGTAATTCTTACCAACACTGAGGGTGAATCCAATATCTCTAACATAATTTTTCCAAATTTCGTAATGTTCAGGATTAGTCCTAAACAGTATATCATCTCCATTAACCAAGCAAGGTAAATGAGGGAACTGGTATTCCAAACCCGTATAATCTTCCAATGATAGCTTATAAGCAATTAAATTTGCTAAGCAAAGGAAGGGAAACGAGAGAGGAGAACCCATCAACTGGCCATTAGTTTGCTCGAAATTCTCGATTGCAAACTTTGGCGGGTAGTGGATATCATGTCCCCCAAGAACCTCGCGTAAAAGGTTTCTGAAGACTGGGCCTACTTTTGCTGCCATCAAGGATTCTAGTAATCCAGTGAAACAGTATTGTATTCCCAAGTTATCGGTGGCTGCTGAATAGTCGCCACTTACGAAATGAGTAAAAGTCATATTTGGTATGTATCTCTCTCGTTCCATCATACGATGGATATGATCTTCACATAAGGGTGTCTTAGTTAACTCAAACTGAGGCAAACGACTAATATATTTATGAAGATCCTTTTGATACGATTTAGCTAGAAAGTACTTAGCTGCAGGGCCTTTTGTAATAAGCCTAACCTTAAGTGGTTCCAAGATTGCTTGGACCATTGCTGGTGTAACTGTAGAACCTAAGACCTCCATTAGAGTTTCAAAACTCGGAGTCTGGGTTCCACGGAGCTCGGTGACCCTCGCGGGTCCTTGCTCTACCATCTTTAATAGGTTATCAGCGAATTTACATTGAACAATGCATCTTCTGTATACTTTCCAAGAATCCCAGGGACATGATATAGTGTCCTCAGGTAAAGGTGAATAATCACTATCCAACACACCATTAATATGATCTAAAAGGTAGGCTTTTTGGCCTCCCATCGATCTAGTGTACTCCCAACAAGAGGAGTTACTCATTTCATACTTAAGCTTTCTTGAGGTTTTAAAACACCTCTTTGGGTTTCTGTGGAATCTTCCGAAGAATTTTTCACATTGATCCGTGTAACGAGCCATAAGGTCGTCGTTCCATGGATGCTCCCTAGATAAAGCTTCTTTATGTTTGAGCATGGTTGTGTGGATGAAGGAATCATCAGCGAACTCGCAAGCACGTTTAACCCCTTGCAAAAGGGACCAAAACAGCTGCAAATTACGCTTCGTATGACATGAAGACATCATACGCTCCTTCCACCATTTCCTGATTACGTTGTTACCAACGAAGGGATAATTCGTATCAAAATCACAAGGTGCCTCCGGGAGGTCATTCTTGAGAAAATGTGCGAGAGGGTATGCAGTATAGTATTTTAAAGTTTTTATAAAATTTGAGTATGGTATACTGCAGAGAGAACGAAAAATTGAGAATAGTTGAAAGATTGAAAAGCGGAAAAATAATTTCTGATCTGAATCAGACATGCAATCAATGATTGCCCGCGTAGCTTTAATAGAGCTTTTCAAATGTATCGAAGAGATACAGAATTTCAACAGAACTCCACTTGAACGAGAACGCACCACTTCACAATTGAGAAGTCGCTCCAATACAGCTTTCGCTGTGAAAGGGACTTCTTTCAAGAATAATTGTGAAGCAGTTTCACCAGCTCTGGTGAACTTGCCGCGTAACATACAATCGAGGATATCAACCTTATCTATAAGGGATTTTCCAG